GAGGATACCAAATCGAAACAAATTAACTCGAAATCATCTTGTACCTCATTTTGTTCACCCTTTTTAGCCAAAGAACCTACACCTCTTGAAGAAACTCCCATCGTAACACCTTGTCTCATTAAGTTAGCTGCGATGTCTCCCTTTGTGGATACAATCCCCTTTTCGTGAAAACCTGGTGAAGTGAGAAGTTTGAGTTTTCCCATCAAGATATTTCCATCCCACCAAATATCAGTGATTATGTGGGATACTCTATCGAGGTCAATTAATGAAGATTCAGGGTGATTCAACTCTGAAGTTGAAAGTCCTTTCTTAATAATGTTTTTGTACTTGTCAGCTTCTCTTTTGAGAATTCTTTCAGGGTATACCCTACCATTACGATTAGGTACACCATACTTCTGTAGAACGGCGTAGAATTCAAAAGGGTTTCTATAATCTAAATCTTTTTGTTCTTTTAAAAAATCTTCATTTAGTATATCTTTGGGTGACACATATCCCGCGTCCATTTCAATAAGGATACCCTTACCCGTATCACGAGGACCCAAAATTTTTAAATCTTTCATTATCTCTTTTAGAGATAAATATTAGGATATAGGTTAGTTTTCTTTTCGCCCGTTTCTTTAGAGTTGGAAAAGACAAAATAATCATTTTTCATAACACAATCTTTGTAGACTTCCCTCAAAATTTTCTTGATTGAATCTTTTAATTTATTTCCTTTGAAATCCAATTCTTCTTTAGTAAATAAATTAATCTCTAAATTCATGAAAGAGTGTTTTTCTAATCGAATACCACTTGTCCTTAAGTCTAAATCCACAATAAAATTTTCTTTGAACAAATTTCGGTCTAAACTCTCGTATACAGAATGTTTCACATCACGAGATAAATTACCTACCACACGGGTCCAATTTTCGGAATCTTGAACGGGTATTACCCACGTTTGAATGTTTATGTATAATGATTTAAGATTTTTTGAATCAACTGTACCGTACAAAGTTTTTAATGAATCGTATTGGTTAATCTTTACTGTTTTCCCTTTTTTCACGTGGGTTGAAATATTTCTTTCCGTTTATTTTCTTTAATTATAGGAGTCTTTTTCGGATTTCCAAAATATTTCTTAAATATGCTAATTGTAATTGTTAACTCAAACATAGAAAAAGCTTTGAAGACTTTGAAATCCAAAGTAATCAAAACCAAACAGTCCCAAATTTTGAATGGGAGAAAAGAGTTTACGAAAAAATCAGTAGTTAGACGAAAACAAAAATTGTCTGCAATTTACAAACAGAAACTTAATTCTCTTGACTAAGTGACTCTTCGAGTTGTTTTAGTCTAATATAATTAACTTGGTCAAAATCTTCCAACTGAATTTTTTCAATTGTTTCTGAAATTCTTGTTTTCATTTCAGATTCAGATTGTTCCTCGTATAAAGAATTTAATTTTGAAATTGTGGAATCTTTCAGGTTTGTATATTCTTTTTCCAAGTCATCCGACTTAGATGCCAAAATGTGAAAAACTTCTTTTTTTGTTGTTTCATCCAAACTTGTCAAATAATTTTGAATAGTTTGATTAGCTATGTTTACCATCGATTTGATTGGTATATTAACAGATTCTCTTTTCTTTGAAGTTTCAGTCATCAAAGCTTTGAGAATATTTTTTCTTGACTCTAATCTTTCTTGAATGTTGATTTTGGTGTAATAAACCAAATTGTCCAAATCTTCGTAAACATTAACCACATCACCACCTTTCGTGGGGAGTTGAGTAGTCTTGAGAATATGTCTAATCACTTCAATACCTTCGTCAAGGTATTCTCTTGCCTCAGATTCTTTCAACCCTTTAGGTGACAATAAATCATCATACAAAGAGTATAGTTTGGCAAAATTTTTATTTTCTAAAACGTTATGTTTGAATTCCCTTAAAGTTTGTTTAAAGGAAGTAGGCTTGTTGTATGATTCAACTAAGTTTTTTTCAATTATGGATTTTATCTGTCCGAAGGTCATTGGGGTTGTATTTTATCAACAATAAATATTACGAATTCAACAACTTGTCTAATTCATCCCCAATTTCTCCTAAAGATTGTTGACCTACACCCAAATCCAAAAATTTACTACTCCACATATCACTTTCAATCAATATATTCATGTCCCTCTTTTTTGACTCGGGAGTAATTTCTCCACCTGCGGTAGCAGCGGCAGCTTCTTCACCTGCTGGCGGAATTTCACCACCCAAGTCAGGTTCTCCTGTTTCTCCCCCTAAATCAGATAAACCACCCGGCATACTTGGTGGTGGAACAGTTTCTTCTCCCGCAGCGGTTGCTTGAGCGGTGGTTTCCCCACTACCTTTTGTTCCATAAAGTTTGTCAATAGTATCAAACAATCCTGTCTTACTGATAACGACAGGAGTCTGTTTCAATTCCTCACCAATAGCTCTTTCAAGACGTTGTTGTAACAAGTCCAAACGAATTTCCTCATCAGAGAAATTAAAGATGTGTTTTTTTGCCCAAGTAGAGGAAGTTGGTTGAATTCCATTACCAGGGTCTGAAACCATGTCACGATAAAGAAGAACTTTTTCTTTCCAAATGTCTACCTTCAACAAATCAGCTTGAGTTGATGGGTTGGTCAGTCCTAAAGTGAAATTCGAAATTTCTTCCTCAAATCCTAACAAGAAAAGGTGAACAATTGCAATTTTGTTCAACTCCTGAATCATGGACTTTTGAATTCTATTGATGGTACGTGCGAAACGAATATCCATCAACGCTAAAGTTTTACCATCTCCAACCGTTTCTTCGAATCCGAGAAAAGCCTTAGGAATACGAAGAGCTGTCACCAACTTTTTTTGAATGTATTCAATATCCGCAATTTCAGACAAGTTCTGAGCTCCCGCCAAAGTTTCAATTGGTGAAGGTGTCGATGGGTCACGAACAGGTATAAAGTAATCTTGGTCTACCGCCATTTGGTTAAATCTCATATCAACTTGTCCTGTTTTCGAATCAACAATTTGTTGTCTCTTAAACTTATTGGCAACACGGTTTACATATGCTTCAACATCGTCATCGTTCATGTTTCCAACATAAACTTTGAAGATACGTCTTTCAGGTGCTCTTGAGGTACGATAAATCAACATTGCATCTTCTGACAACAACAATTGTTTCCAAATTCTACGTGACTTTTCTAACATGGAAGTACCATAAGGAAGTTTTCTGTCATCACCTAATAATCTGAAGTGAGCAATTTCCCATGGTTGGAATTCCATGTTTCTTGTTTTCCATTGGAAAGTAAGACCTTTGTTTTCTTTTGAAGGTTTGACATCAGATGTAATATTTCTTTCCATCATACCTGTTTCAAATCTTTCGATTTCGATATTTGGAAGTTGTTGACAACCAATTACCCCTTTTTCAGGGTCCAAACGTAGGTATACAAAATCATCACCATACTTACATGTATTTCTTGTCCACATAGGTAAGTTGGTGTTGATGTCCAAGTTATTATTGAACAAGTCGGCTAACACTGATTTGATTCTTTTTGATTCAGAATAAATCTGTAGAATATACCCATCTTCATTTGGTGTGGTAGATTCTTCGGCGTAAATGTCTAAAGCGGCTGAAATTTCAGGGGTATATTCCATGGACTCGAAATCGTAGTACGAAGCCAATCTGTTTGGTTCGTAGTAGATTGCTTGTGTGTAAAGATTACTCTCAACTTTAGCAAATTGGTTTGCCAAATAAACACTTTGTTGACCCTGTAATTTTTCTTTCTCGTAAGTGGCTTTGTCTGTAGTTCTCAGAAGTTCTTTTTTGTCGAACTTGTAAGTTGGGAAATCTTGACTCAGTAAAGCATCAGGACCGAGAGCCCTCGATAACCTTTGCCATACTGTCATATTCTTTTGGTCCATATTAGGATAAACTTAACTTAGTGTAGTACATAATAAATACTAACGGATACCAAATAACCATCCGTATTTCTGATAATCCTCACGAGATACTTGTTGGTTTGGTCTACCCATTCCATTTTGATTCGGGAATTGTGGAATCATTGGATTAAAAAAATCAGACCTTTCAGTATTTTCATTCACATGGGTCGCCCATGAATTAATCATCGCTTTGGTATGGTTGGTAACCTTTACCAAAGATGGAAAAGCCGCCTCCGCGGCATAAAGAGCGATGGCGATAGACATGATACAATCATCATGATGACCTCTTTGGTGGTCAGGTCTTCCATTGATGTAAACAAATGTACCCATTTCATTAATCAAACGACTACTCCTAACTTTAAACTCATGTCGAATGTTTTCTTCGAATGCCGCAATAATTTGGACTCTTTTACTATTGAAATTAATTCCAGGTATTTTGTCTTTGACTCTTGGGTCAAACTTCCACAAATTTGTCATATCCACCCCATCATAGTAGAACAACTCGTACCCAAGTTCTTGTAATTTTCTTGAAGTAGCGACACCCATTCCTCCAGTCAAATCCGTAACACAAAGTGCGTTGTACATATTACCCCACTTGTAACCAATCTCCGCTAAAATATCAGGTGGGACTTTTCCAACAAATTCCAATACCTGTTCTCTACTGTCAAAATCAATAATTTCAATACATGAAAAATCCTCGGAATCACCACGGGAAACGTCAATTCCCATGACATATTTGTGTCCGTTCTCAGGTTCTTTCCAAATCCAAAGTTGTCCACCAATAAGTTTGGCTGCCGGTTCCCTAACATCATTTTTCATGATTGTCTGAACCAACTGAGAGTCAAATACGTTGTCGCCAGAACCTAAAAAGTTACACTCCAATTCCTGCGCAACCTTACGTTTGTCGTATTTGAATTTTTTTACCATACTCTCAAACCAAGAAGAACATGGTTTGTATCCGTCGGCAATGAATGCTTGTAAATCGGTCAGAGTTCTTTCGCGGTGATTCTCATGGGATAAATCCACAACGACGTCTTTTGGATATTCCTCTTTGTTAAGAAGATAGTGAACAATGTCGTTACACTTTACCATATACAAATCTTTTGTATAACGTGGGTCACGGAACCAATACATTTCAGTAATTTTGAAATCATTCATTCCACGAAGTGTTTGGTCGTAGATTTCGTAGTAGATAGGGTCAAATCCGTTGGGGGTCGAAATAACAATAACTTTACCACCCGTAGATAGTGACGCCATACAAGCCGGCCAAAAATCACTGTCGGCTTCGATAAAAGCCGCTTCGTCAAATATAAGAATCGTAGGTGTGTATCCACGTAGGGCGTCCTTCGAAGTGGCAACTGCCTTGACCTCACAACCATTATTTAATTTATAGTGTTTTGCCGCATTTTTTTCGGCAGCAAATCCAATACCAACCCAACTAGGCCATTGTTCGATAAATGCCCTAATTTTATTTGCAAATTCAACAGAGGTATCAAGTTTGTTTGCAATAATCAAAACTTTTTCAGGTTTTTCTTTACGAGCAAAAGCAAGTCTTTTACTCGCCCAAGCGGCTGTTACGGTAGAAACACCGGCTTGTCTGTATTTCAGGGCGATATTTTCATTAAAATTTTCATAGTCATTTACCAACTCAAATTGGTCAGAAAACAACTCCAAAGGAACATACCTAGAAATCGTGTTATCGTAGGTTTGTAAATAAGTCCTAAGAGCATAGGGTGTGCTCTTAAGACATTTTTTATACTCAATAATTAATTGTTCTTTAGTCATAGACTTTCTTAGTCAGGTCGGGAAATACCCAATCCTGCTAAGAAATCTAAACCATCTTGGTCATCTGAGTCATTTGGCTCAAATCCTTCGAATTCTTCTTTTTTCTTTTTGGCAATTTGTAGAATTTCTTTGAAACTTTCTTCCCCTTTCCTGTTCTTTGACCGGTCCTCGGAAATGATATTCCCAATAATTTTTAGAAATTCCTCAGCAGGAAGTTTATAGAGTTCCATTTGGAACCAGTTTATTATTCCTTTATTTTCATCTTCGTAGACCTCATCAGGTAACGCAAATCTGAGTTTTTCAACGATTTCAGGTCCGATTCTCAGTGTCCACGACTCCATAGGTAAAGTATCAGTCTTTTGTAAAACTACTTGTCTAATTTCTTCATCCTCAGGAAAACCGTATCTACCTTTAGCTTCTTCCAAACCTTTGATAATCTCGTGACATAAAATCGGGAAAATCATACCCGAAGCTTTTATTCGTGTGTCAGGAGCACCATCTCCGTCTTCATCAGAACTATCTGAATCTTCTAATTTTACGTATCCACCAACTCCAGTTTGAGTTTGAGACCAATTTTCTATCGCTTGGTCCTGAGTGAAATACAAGAAGTCATTAAGAGCCATAATTTTCAGATAGTTATCGTATAAAAGTGGACTTATATCATCAAGTCGTTCACGTATTTCAGGTTTTTGAAAAACATAGTGTCCTTTTTTTGAGGTACCTTGAATTATAGCATTGATGATATTCCTCTTGTGCATTTCTAAAGTAACATCATACTCTTTGCCCATAGATACCTTCGGAGGTTTTCCTCCTCCCATGGGTAATTCAGGTGCTCGGTCGAAACCTAAATGAGCATCAATTTCAAACCAATCCTCAGGCATTTGAATTTCTTCTAATGAAGCTTCAATAGCCAAATCCACGAGTTCTTCATTGTGTTGGCTTTCAATCCGCATTGTTATGTTGACTGCTCTAATTAATTCCATATTAAGCATCATTTGTACTTGTTGGTCAGTCACAGGAAATCCAGTCGAACTTCTCAACTTTTCAGCAACTTTTTTGAATCTATTAGTTATTAGTCTCTGTACGTCTTCTTCTTTTTTTTCAAACGCCGGATTGACGGCAAACGGAGATTGAGGGTCAGAAATTTTTCTCTCCAAGGAACGACTCATTCTTTCGGGAGTGTCCCCGTAATCGATTTGTTCTTTAATTCTTTTACTTGCCATTGAGAATGTCCTTAATAATTTTCAACACATCTTTTTTAGCCTTTTCTGCCATAGCCTTTGGTTCAGGATTAACACCCGGTTTCGGGTTTTTACCTGGATGAGATGGTCTAACACCTGGTCTTGGCTTAGTGGTAGGTCTTGTTTTTGGTGGAGCAGTTGTTGGTGCGTCCTCGGTAGCCATCGTCTTACCTAAAGACATAAGTTTACCAATTGGTTTGTTCATTTTCATATTCCCAACAAGTCCCTTAGTCTTGGGACGGTATAGGGGTTTACGTATCATAGGTGTTTCCTCAATCATTTTCATTAAATCTTTTTTTGTCATTCTTGGTTGGATGTAACTCTCGACCAAAGATACGATTTTTTCTTCAATGAAAAAAGCATAGGGTGATTCTCCCTCCTTTAAACTTTTCTTAACCTTTTTAACACATCTCTCAAACTTGTCATCTCTTTCAGGACCAAGTTGAGCGTGGCATATAGCAAATGGATTTGACTCTTTCTTTTTGAGTTCTTTTGACTTTTGTTCTGTCATGTCCTCATATTTGTCAATTTCCTTGTCACTGTCATCTCCCATTCCATCAGGAGACATAATTTGGTGTGGAGCTTGTGTCGTAGCTCCTCCCATAGCAGAACCCGTCACGTCGACATTATCTTCAGTTACATCCCCTTCGATTCTTATATTAATACCTCTTGCGGTCAAATCCTTCAACTTTTGTGGGTCACGACTTGCCTTATCCGCACTTATCATTACAGCGCCTTGTTCTAAAAGACCAAACTTTTCAAAAAGAGTATTGATTTGATTTTCATTCAATTTGGAAATCACATTGAGACTCAGTCCCATTCCCATAAGAGCTTTTGTTTTGTTATTAGTTCTCATAAACCACAGTTTTTTCAAATTCGAGAATCAAATCTCTTTCGTAAAGTTTATTTTTAACGGTCTTTTCCTCTTCTCCGAAACGGAACACCATTCGTTTACCAACATTCTCTTCGTTTACTTCCCAACCCAACGCAACAACATCATCCATGGCATCTGACATGTTGAAAAAATCGGAATTTTGAATTAACTCAAATTTTATATCGGTATTTCTGAGTGTACCTACTTTCCTAATGTGTTTGAGCTCAGGAGGAGAAGGGTATCCATTAGATGGATTTGATTCCCATGCCTCACCCCAAACGTCCAACTCATCCGAAAAGATAAACTCGTATAAATTGTTACCCTTTTAGTCTTGTTTTCAAAAACCAAATTGTTCAAGTTAGTTTTTCCAACCAAACGAAAATCCGAATTTTCTTTTACAAATTCTTTTCCCGCCAATTCTTGTTCAATTGTTTGAGAAAGTTCTTCAATTTTGTCAATCATGAAATTGATTTGACTCTCAGTTAAAGACTTTCGTTCTTTATTAACTTCCTTGTTGAACTTTTTCTCAGATTCAGTGATTTCAAAGTACTTACTCAATACTTTGTCAACTTTACTTTCCTTATACAAAGAATCGTAAATTTGTGTTTTTCCATAAGATTCGTCTGTTGGACCTTCCATCGAAATGTCCATTTCTTCATCACTCATGTCAACTTCAGGTTCACCCATTGGCATTTCTGAACCCATATCCATTTCATCACCAGCTTCGATGTCCTCAAACTTAGTCATGATATCTTCAGTATCTTCAGTCGATAACTTAGCTAAATCTAATGACGATAACACCATGTTGATAACATACTTGATGTTTTCAGAAGTCATTTCTTCATCATCGGCAAACAATCTCAATTTCTGAGTAAGTTTACCTGTGAGTTTTTGAATAACCTTCCAAGAAACTTTGTCGTCAACTTCCATTCCGCCGATATTACCTTCCTCTGAATCCAAAGGTACGTCCGTCATATCCATCTCGTCACTTGTAGTTACATCTATTTCTTCACCAGCGTTATCTTGTGGTAATTCTGGTTCAGGTACCACAGGTGGTTCAGCAGGAACTGCTGGTTCATCTGCCACAGGTGCGACAGGCTCCATTGGTCTTGGAGACTTAAGAACAAACTTTTTTTGTTCCCCAAAAAGAGTCACCTCCTCTTCATATCCATTCAAGGTATTAACTTCTTTAATTATTAAGTTAAGTCTCTTCAACGCTTGTGAATAAGAGTTATAATGTTTTCTATTTTCGATTGGCTCAATATAATCAGATGTTGATTCGTTAACACCCTTCTTAATAATGTAACCGTTTTTTTCTTTTACAATATGATAGGTATTTCCGTCAACCAAACCGATTGAGTAATCAGAGGAGCTTTCAGAAATTGTGGAATTTGGCATTCGGAATGTTGCAATTTCCATAATTCTTTTGAGTTTGTCCTCACCTTGTAGTTTTTCACTACCGATAGGTTTTAGTTTTGCCATGGTCTTGTTTTTGTTATTAGTTATTTAATCCGTTAAATCCACCAAGAGCAACAGCACTCATATCGATTACCGTGCCTTGGCGTTGTCCGTTAGGGCCAACAGGTACCCAATCCACAGGGTGTGGAACTGGTCTTGAAATTGTATCACCCGAACAAGTGTAACAATCATAATAGGTATATTGAACATCAACCTCAAAAATACCAAAGTTTGATGGTGTTGGTGTCATTGTTGGTGTTGGGGTGGGAGTAGAAGTACTAGTCACAGTTGGGGTAACAGTGCTTGTTGGAGACACCGTAGGTGTGACTGTTCTCGTTGGGGTCACAGATGGGGTTGGGGTAACACTTGAAGTTACTGATGGTGTTGGTGTTAGTGAAGATGTTACAGATGGAGTAACAGTTCGAGTTGGAGTTATTGATGGTGTAACGGTTGTTGTAACTGAAGGAGTAGGAGTTGGCGAGGAAGTTCTCGTAACTGTAGGTGTCACACTACTTGTAACCGAAGGTGTTGGTGTAATCGAACTCGTGACTGTTGGAGTAACCGTTCTCGTTGGTGTTGGTGTTGGAGTTCTCGTAGATGTTACTGTTGGGGTGGGGGTGACTGTGGATGTCGGGGTAGGAGTTGGAGTTACGTTTGCTTCTAAACACGTTACACAATCACCATAATTAGTTCCTAAAGCACCTGTAACCTCATCAGTTCCTGTACCTGGTTCGGCGGTATCAGCAACCTCATAACAACCTGGTGTTGTATCACCCGTAAAGTTCAAATAATAGTTTCCTCCAACTACGGGTAATGTGCTCGCACTAAACTCAACGGTTACTGCCGACCCACCGGCACAAGGGGCTATTAGATATGTTATGGTTGCCATCTATTTTTTTCCTATAAATATACCTTAAAAAGGGAATTATTTAACTTATAAATATTCCAATTATCCCTTAATCTACTTTTCTTACCTCAACTGATAGTTCTTTATCAGATTGTTTGTTGACTGTGTCATAAAGTTTTTCTATAAGACCTGACCTACGGAGGTATTTGAAGACCAAATTTTCGTAAGAAAACTCACCGCCCTTTTCCAAACCAGCGGTTCTATACTCTTTTAATTTATCTTTAAAAGTTTTTAGTTTGGTCTCAGATTTTTCTAATCCATTTTTTTTTATGTCGGAAATTAAAGTCTCAATTTTTTGTTTCCAAGAATTGGCCTTACTCCTCAAAGTCTCCCTATCAATTTCTTCCGCCTTCTTAGATGGAGTCTTAACCCATTTGTCATTCTGTACTGAATATACTCCACTACTGAAATGTTGTTCTTCAGCGTCTTGTGGATACAACTCAACTTCATATCCGAAAATTTTGATGTCATGTTTGTTATTGAAGAGTTGTTTTTTCAGTTGAAAAAGTTCTTCATATAATTCCGACTGATTTTTGAATTCTTTATAATCAATAACCAAGTGTAAATCAAAATCTGAGTATCTTGACCAATTAAAGTTTGCCAATGAACCTGTCAATATTACATCATCCACTTTTAAGTCTTCAGATAAATCCCCTTGAAATTTTTCCGCAATTTTCATAAGGGCTTCACGTACTTTTGGTTTCATACGTGAGTCTTTGGCGCTATCAGCGTTTTCCCAAATTTTGGGATTAAGTGTATCTTGTAAACCAAAACTGCCAAGGATGTTCGTCTCGTCACTCATCCTTAATAAATACGAATGGTTTAGAGTTTGTTGTATTGGAATTTTTTGGAAATATTGATGGTAAAAAATTTACCTTGTGATTCCGACATTCTAAATTGAGTGTACACCTTGTGTGGTACTTCCAAATACTCATATTTACTTCCATTGCTGAATTCAACAATCATTTTTTTTGTTGAGGTGTCGTACTCACTACGAACCATATTTGAGGATTTAATCTCGTTCAGGATTTTTGTCCCTTGTATTTCTTCTTTCGTTATCGACATCGTTCAGAGGGAATAAGTCATTTATTGGTTTTATTTTGTTCTCTAAGTAAACAGACACCCGTTCGTGGTCGTCAAGTCCAAAGATACTTTTGAACTCTTTTCTTAGTTGCTTTAATTCGTGTCCAAAAATCATTTGTTGTTTAACTAACTCGGCTGATATATGGTCGACACGCTCAAGTGTTTCTTCGGAATATCCGAGTCTTTTAAGTTCTGAACGTATGGCGATGTAAGCCTCCTTGACATTTTGCCATGTGACCGAATTTTGGAGGTATTTATCTAAAAGTTTTTCGTACATACCAATAAATATTAAAAACCCCCACTTTATGTGAGGGTTTCTATTAGTTTTGGTATTTTTTGAGTTCTTCTCTAATTTTTATCGAAGTTTCAAAATCTTGTTTTTCAATCGAGTTCTTTAGGTCTTTCTCGAGTTTTTCAACAATATCTTTATTACTTTCTTTTTCCTTAATCATGTCACGGATTTTGATTGCCAAGAGGAAATCTTCATTCTCCACTGCTCTATCTAATTCACGTTTGAGGTTTTCGATTGTGTTAGTTTTCTTACTTGGTTTCGCAAACATGTTAATAAATTCCTCAGGGAAGGTTGAAGTTCTAACAAAGTTGTGGATTTGGATTTGACCGTCTTCTGAGGTGTATGTATTTTTAGTCCATTCACCGTTTTTGTCTTTACCCTTTTCAACTTCTCTATCTCCACGAATCATTGATTCGTGACCAAAAAATTGACGGAAGATTTCATCGAAGTCTTCCCATGCGTTAAAAAAGTTTTTTCTGTTTTTCATAATGATAAATATTTTTTGTTTATCTTTGTGGTATGATAGTCAAGTTACGTACCAAAATCAAATTACTGACAAAATGTCAGGAAAATTTATTTTCATATGACAGATTGTCAAAAGATTTGGAATTGTCCAAATTTTGATTAACCTTTGTAAAAAAATCAAATACTATGAACGAAACAATGGACGACGACGACAAAACCACCAGCAGAAAGAAATCTGAATCGGGAACCCCTGTGTTGGATAATTTCTCACGGGATTTGAACAAGTTGGCGACCGAAGGAAAACTTGACCCTGTCATTGGCAGGGAGAGGGAAATCCTCCGTATTGCTCAGATTCTTTCACGTCGAAAGAAGAACAATCCAATTATCTTGGGTGAACCTGGTAGTGGTAAAACCGCTATCGTTGAGGGTTTGGCAATGAAAATTGTCGAAGGGGAGTGTCCCAAAAATTTGTTGGACAAACGAATTGTTAACTTGGACCTAACCGCTGTGGTTGCCGGTACAAAGTATCGTGGGCAGTTTGAGGAGCGACTCAAGGTTATCTTGGAAGAACTTCAAAACAATCCCAATATTATCATCTTTATCGATGAGATTCACACCTTGATTGGTTCAGGTAATTCATCCGGTTCTTTGGATGGTTCCAACATTTTCAAACCAGCACTTGCTCGGGGTGAACTTCAATGTATCGGTGCTACCACCTTGGATGAATACCGCAAATCTTTTGAAAAGGATGGCGCTCTTGAACGTCGATTCCAAAAGGTTATCGTTGACCCATCAACGGTTTCTGAAACCATCGAGATTCTCAAGAATATCCGTGATAAGTACGAATCCTATCATAAGGTTTCTTACTCGGATGAGATTGTTGAACTCTGTGTCAAACTAGCTGACCGTTACATCACAGACCGTGAGTTCCCTGACAAAGCATTCGATATCTTGGATGAGGTTGGTGCCCGTTCCCAAACCGACCAAAAGGTTCCTGAGTCCATCGAGAAACTCAAGAAGGAAGCTGCTGATGTGAAACAACAGAAGATGGATGTTGTAAGACGTCAGAATTACGAACAAGCAGCAGAACTCCGTGACAAAGAACGTAAAGTCTTGGGACGACTCGATGCTGAAAAAAAGAAGTACGAGGAACAGTTTGCTTCTACTCGTAATCCCATCTCAGCAGAACAAGTCTATGATGTGGTTTCCTCGATGACCAAAATTCCAGTGAATAAGATGTCCATTGACGACACCAAAGCACTTATCAACATGGATAAGTCCATTCAAGGAAAGGTTATCGGACAGGACGAGGCAATCGAGAAAATCGTCAAGTCTATTCGTCGTAATCGTATTGGAATCAAAGACCCCAACCGACCGATTGGTTCGTTTATCTTCTTGGGTTCAACTGGGGTGGGTAAAACACACTTGGCTAAACAAATTGCCAAAGAGATGTTTGGTTCTGAAGACGCCCTTATCCGAATGGACATGAGTGAATACCAAGAGAAACACACCGTATCTCGTTTGGTTGGAGCACCCCCAGGGTATGTAGGTTATGAAGAGGGTGGACAACTTACCGAACAAGTTAAAAACAAACCCTACTGTGTAATCTTGTTTGATGAGGTTGAAAAAGCCCATAAAGACATTTTTTCAATCCTTCTTCAGGTTCTTGATGATGGTCATGTCACGGATTCACTCGGTCGTAAAATCAACTTCAAGAACACCCTTATTATCATGACCACAAACCTTGGTGTTAGGAAACTTCAAGACTTTGGTTCGGGTATTGGTTTCTCATCCAACAAGTACTCCAACGAGGAGGCTAAGAAACAAATCCTGATGAAGGAAATGAAACATTTCTTTTCCCCTGAATTCTTGAATCGTATCGATGACACTATCGTGTTCAAGACCTTGAATAAGGAGAACATCAACCAAATCGTTAGTTTGGAACTCAACAAACTGATGGGACGTATGAAGGAGTTGAAGTACGAATTCAGTTACGACCAAACCTTGGTTGATTACATTTCCAAAATCGGTTTCGATGAGGTCTACGGAGCACGTCCTATCAAACGGGCAATCCAAGACAAGATTGAAGACTATATTTCAGAATTGGTTCTCACCGAGAAAATCAAGGAAGGAAAGAAGTACAAACTCAAAGTTGAGAATGAGGAAATAAAACTCGGTAAGTAAAAGAAAAGGGGGACGAAAGTCCCCCTTTTTTATTACCAAACGTGATTTCTGT